GGAAAACCAGTAGGAACTCCTATCTCTGAGGAAAGAATTAAAGAATGTTTAGATAATGATATAGAAATTGTTTGCCAAGAATTAGATATGAAAGAACCTTGGTGGCGAAGTCTTGACGATAATCGTCAAAGAGTAGTAGCCAATATGTGCTTCAATCTTGGTCAACCACGCTTCAGTGGATTTAAAAAGTTTATTCATGCTATGCAAGTTTCCGATTGGGAACGTGCTGCTGAAGAAATGATGGATTCAAAATGGTCTTCTCAAGTAGGAGATCGAGCAAAACGTTTAAGAAACAGGGTATTACAAGGATAATGTTAAGAAAGTATATTTTTAAACCGGGAATAGACAGAGAAGGAACTTCTTATTCAGAAGAAGGTGGCTGGTATGATGCCGATAAAATTCGCTTTAGAAGTGGTTTGCCTGAGAAAATAGGTGGTTGGCAAAAGAATACTAGCAATACCTTTGAAGGAACCTGTCGCAATATGCACTCTTGGAGAGATCAAGGGCAAACTGATTATCTCGGATTAGGAACTCACTTAAAATTATATGTAAAAGAAGGTATTGATTTTAACGACATCACTCCGATACGAGCTACTACTTCGGCAGGAGATGTAACTTTTGCTAAAGTAGGTGATGGAGACGCAACTATTACCGTTACCGATGCTTCTCACGGAGCAGTAGTTAATGATTTTGTTACCTTTAGCGGTGCAGCTACTTTAGGTGGCAATATTACTGCTACGGTACTCAATCAAGAATATCAAATTGCCACTATTACCAGTGCCAATGTTTACACGATAGAAGCTAAAGATACTGATGGAGATGAAGTAACAGCTAATAGTAGTGATACAGGTAATGGAGGTAGTTCTGTTGTAGGTACTTATCAAATTAATGTCGGCTTGGATGAATATGTTAAATCAACTGGATGGGGAGTTGGAACTTGGAGTTCTAGCACTTGGGGTTCTGCAACTGCCATTAGTGCTACTAACCAGTTACGCTTATGGTCATCTGATAATTTTGGAGATGACTTAATAGCGTCAGTGAGACTTGGAGGTATTTATTATTGGGATGAATCTTCGGGTACTGGTACTAGAGCAATCCCTTTTACCAGCTTGAGCAGTGCAAGTAATCCCCCTACTCAATCATTACAGATTATGGTATCTGATGTGGATAGGCATATTATTTGTTTTGGAGCCAATCCGATTGGTTCTTCTGATTTAGACCCTTTATTAGTTAGATGGTCAGATCAGGAAAGTGCTATTGATTGGACACCGACTGCTACCAATACTTCAGGAGGACAGAAGCTATCTTCGGGTTCTACTATTATAGGAGCTTTAAGAACCCGTCAGGAAATATTGATTTGGACTGATGTTGGAATGCAATCCATGAGATTTGCAGGAGCACCTTTCATTTTTACTTTTTCTGAAATAACAGAAGGACCTTCGATGATTTCTCCTAATGCTGCTGTTAATGCCGATAACCGAGTGTTTTTTATGGATAGAGGTGGCTTTTATATGTATACAGGAACGGTACAAGCTCTTAATTGTGATGTGCAGGACTACATTTATTCAGATATTAATTTAGGTCAAGCATACAAGGTTTTTGGAACGAGTAATGTAGATAAGAATGAAGTCATGTGGTTTTATTGTTCAGAAAGTTCTGATGAGATTGATCGTTATGTTATCTATAATTACTTAGAGAATGTGTGGTCAATAGGAACTAACACAGATTCATTTACCCGAACCGCATGGATAGAAGCGTCAGCTTTAGATTTTCCATTGGGTGCTGGTAAAACTTCTGGAAGTAATACCAATTATCTCTATGACCAAGAAAGGGGAGATGATGCCGATGGTAGTGCGATGACAGCTTATGTAGAGAGTGCCGACTTTGATTTGGAACCAGACGGAGATCATTTTATGTTTTTAAGCAGGATCATACCCGACTTGAAATTCAAGAATTCTGATTCAGATGATACGGTAACGATTACGGTGAAAGGTACGGACTATCCATTAACTACTGCAACTACATTAACAACCAGTGATGTTACTCCAAGTTATACACAAGCTTTTATAAGAGCACGATCAAGGCAAACAATTCTTAGATTTGAGAGCACTGGATTGGGTTACGGGTGGAGATTGGGAGCAACACGAATAGATATGCGACCTGACGGAAGGAAATAATTATGGCAGGAAAGAGTCCAGTACCATTACCCGTTGCTCCACCTGAATACAATTCAGCTAATGAGTCTCTGACTCGCAGACAACTGGAACAGATAATACAGAATTTGCAGACTGAAGTTACTTTATTAAAAAATATGACAGAGAGTGGAACCAGTAAATCCGTTAGAAGACATCAGTTCTTATTAATGGGGAGCTAAACAATGACGGATAATTTAAAAGTATTGGGTCAGGTAGACCCTGCAGCTACTACTACTACAACTTTATATACAGTTCCAGACCTGACGCAAACAACAATAAGCTCTATTGTGGCAGCGAATAGGACTGGTTCTGCTATTACATTTAGGTTAAGTGTTCATGTAGACGGTGCTTCTGCCGATGATAAACAGTATCTGTATTATGATAAATCGGTTGCAGCTAATGATTCTCTAACTATAGTGATAGGGATAACGCTTAATCAAGATGATGTTTTAAAAGTTTATACGAGTGCAGTAGATATGAGTTTTAATGTATTTGGATGTGAAACCAAAGAGGAAAGATAATATGGATGCTAGAAAACAAGCACAGCAATTAGCAGGAATGGGTCGTTATGGCGACACAATGCTTATGCACGTTAATCCAAAGGAAGTAGAAGGCATAGCTTCTTTAATACCAATAACGACTAACCCACAGACGGGACAACCTGAGATGTTTATAGGAGCTTTATTGGGAAGTTTACTCGGAAGTACATTCCTGCCGGGATTAGCTGGAGGTACTATGTTAGGGGCTGCGGGTGCAGGAGCGATAGGTTCAGCACTCGGAACGTGGGCAGAGACAGGTGATATTGAGAAAGGTATTGCTTCAGGAATTATGGGTTATGGTTTTGGTGCTGCTTTAGGAGAGATAGGTTCTGGAGCACAAGTAGCAGGAGAAGAAGCTTCTAAGGCAGCTCTTCAAACAGCAGCCCAACAAACACCAGTGCCGACACAATGGGTAGCAGAACGAGGAGCACAAGAAGCTGGAGAAAGGATGGCAGAGTCAAAAATGGCAGAATTCTTAGGCAATACGGTGTATGACACAGGAGAAGTCATAGCAGGACAATACAATCCAATGGAAAGACTTGGAGACATAGGAAGTAATTTATTTAGTAAAAATACTTTAAGTGCTTTATCCGAAAACTATTTACCCATCGCTTTAGGAGGCGGTTCATTAGGTGCTCAAGAAGCCCAAGAACAATTTGAAAGAGATATGGCAGAATGGCGAGCAGGAAAAGGCAAGAGAAGAGAGGAGCTTTTAGCGAAATACCCCGAACAAATCTCTCCTCGATCTCCTTATTATCAACCGCCCTTATACGGTGCCCAAGGAGGAAGAATAGGCTATAAAGATGGGGGAGAAACTGATAAGAACTTTTTAGATAAGTTATATGATTGGTCAGCTTCTATTGATCCGCTTCTTCCTAAAGATTATCAGGAGGGTTTGGATTGGTGGAATCCTCATGCTGTAACACCTCAAGGTTCTTATCAAAATGTAACAACTCAAGGCGACCCATTGAAAAATACGCCAATCAGAGCGTTGCATGAGTTTGGCAAGAGGTCTTCTGAAGAATTTGGTGTATGGGAAGACGTACAGCGTAGGGAAGAAGAAGAAAAGAGAGAAAAAGAAAGAGCTTTAAGAGAACTTTTTGGTAGAAATCCAGAACAGGTATCTCCACGTTCACCTTATTATCTGCCCCCTTTGAGTAGTGCTCAAGGAGGACAGATACCTCACTACCAAGAAGGAGGACAGTTAACTTCTGCTCCGTCAGGAACACAAATTATTACTGACCCATCGCTCTATCCTTGGATGAATGATGACACAGGTGATGACACAGGTGATGGCACAGGTGACAATCAAACTAATTTACCTGACCCTTCCAATATTTGGAGCAACCCTCCTGTTTATACTCCCCCAGCACCAAGTATCTTCGCAGATGCCCCAACGGGCAGTGTGCTGGAAAGATACAATCAAGCTAATACTGCTGGATTACCAATTTCTACCACATTAAAAAGTCCTTTTGCCGCATCAGGTCTTGCACCTTGGCAAATGGCACCAGTTCCACAAACTGATGCAGAAGGAAATGTTACATATACGGACAATCCAGCGTTATTAGGTCCTGAAGGACAACTTATTCCTCCCAAAACTTATATGCCCGGCATTGATCCTGAATTCAACTTTTTCCCCGGAAGAGTCAGAAGTGCTGGTTCAATAACTGGTGGTGCTGGCGGTGCCCCTGACGCTGGTGGCGGTGATGGCGGTGGCGGTGGCGGTGAAGTTGAAACTGGTGGTACTGGCGATTCATCACTTCAAGAGTACATCAACGAGTTACTTGCAACTGGAGGTTATAGTGAGAAAGATTGGTTGGATTATATGCGTGGTCTAGGTCCAGATATAACAGGCTTTATGTCCGAGCAGGATTTCCAAGACTGGTATGCAGGTCAAGACTTTTCACAATATGCAACAAACCAAGATTTCCAAGACTGGTTAAGTAATCAAGACTGGTCACAGTACATGACAGATCAGGAATTTCAAGACTGGTCAGGCGGTCAAGACTGGTCACAATTTGATCCGTCAACTTACGATTGGAGAAATATATTTGATCAATTCGGAGGTGGTATAGGTCCACAAGGTCCACAAGGTCCTCTGGGTCCTCAAGGTCCTCAAGGTCCTCAAGCTTATCAAGACTGGTCACAATTTGATCCGTCAGCTTACGATTGGACGGATATATTTGATCAATTCGGAGGTGGTATAGGTTCTCAAGGTCCTCAGGGTCCCCAAGGTCCTCAGGGTCCCCAAGGTTATCAAGGATTACAGGGATTACAGGGATTGCTAGGTCAGGGATTTGATCCAAATACTATTGACTGGTCAAGTATATTTGATCAGTTTTCTAATCAAGTTTCTAATCAAGATAACATTCCTTCTGGTAACAATTACCCGAATGATGAACGAATGGCGATGCAGGGAGGTGGTCAGATAGAAATGCAAGCAGGAACAGAAATTCCTGTAGATGCTGAACCTCTTGGCGAATATGCTGAAGATTTGCCTCTTACAAATTATATTTTTAGTTTATCAAAACCAGAACAAAGCTTCCTGCTAGACAAGTTAATAGGCTTGACTGGGTTTACAGTAGGTAGCTTTGAATCTATTCCTTTCTTTGTAAAAAGATTAATAACTACGGGGAGCTTAAATAAGCCCGAGGTACAAGCAGTAATAAAAGAAAGTATGAGAGATACGGCAATGCAACAACCTGTTGAACAGATACCTCCACAACAAGAATTGCAAGAACAAGTTATAGCTGCTGTATTGGGTCAACACCCTGATCCAGATTCAGTTATACAAGCTTTTATAGAAAAATACGGAATAGATGCTTTCCTTCAACTTAGGGATTCTGTCCTACAGCAACAAGTACCCAA